CTGATAAATGTCGGCATCATCTTCACTTGAGATAACGCCCTTAATTGGTACCGTTACTGCCATTCGTATCACCTCCTTTAAGGTTAGACTGATCTGGATTAAACTTAGGCGCATCGTCTGGCAAGAAACCAACGCGGCGAAGCAAAAAGTCGGATTGGTTGCCAGAAAGTGCACCGTTTTTGACGGCACCCCCAACGGCTGCTAAATAGCTGCTTCGATCCTGATCAATGGCTGGCTGAATATCGATTTCAATAGCAGCCGAGAATTTCTCATTTAACTCACTGGCAATTGCTTGTGCATATCGATTAAGACTATTCGCATACATGCCCTCAATCATCCATAAGGATGACTGCTGGTCGCCTTGACCATTCAAGTAGCTGTCAGGAATGTTGTAGACTTTCGCAATCTGCTTGCTTGTCCAATCTGTCGATGAGAGCAGCTTAGAGACGTCCGAGTTTAGTTCCAACGGAGCATATGTTGTCAGCTCATCAAGTACGACTGGGCCCTTATTTGAAGTTGCTTGAGTCATGAATCCTGCCGACAATGCCTGCTTTTCTTTGAGGCTTAATGCCGACCCATTCTTTGCAGTCAACGTTCCGTTCGAAGTAATGGCCTTTGACAGTGCCGATATTGTCAACCCATTGGCACTGTTTTTGATGTTCAGCTCGTTTTGCAGAGCTAATAGCGGTGACCGGCCAACCTCTCCACCATTTCCAATGCCGAGCAGTCTAAGATGAATCATGTCTGACTGTGGCACATTGTTCATAACAGAGATGCTTGGCTCATCAAAAGAAACGTTGTAAGTGAGTCCAGTGCCATCGCTTAAAAGAAATACAGATACCTGGGACGGACGCAAATATTCAAGACGAACGGGCTGACCAGTAAGCTGGTTGCGCCAGATATAGGCATAGGCATTCCCATCAAGTAGCAGTTGTGCCGCCATTGACTGCCAAAATGCTTGCCGGTTAGTGGTTGCTGATGGGTGATCAAGAATCTTTTGTGTTCGTGGCTGTCCTGCTTGCATATAACAGGTTGCCAAGTCAGCGGACAATTGATAGATCGTTGCATAAAGGTCTGAGTTTAGTAAGGCTTTACGCGCTGGAATATAGCTTGTAGGGTCAATTGCCAACCCAGCCAAATTATCATCAAAAACTGACTCAAGTACGCTCTGATATTCTGGAGCAGCACGATTAGTTGCTTTGTTGTTTAAGAATCCAAAAAGCACCATCAGTCACTTCCCTTCTTGGCTTTGTTAATCACAAGTGCTGTTGCTACCAACAACATTCCCAAAATCACTTGCCCGACTAACAGACTGACTGAGAATGCGGCATAGACCAGGACACCAAATCCACATAAAAAAAGAACCGTCTCAATATTTGCAAAGAGAAACAGTCCTGCCACTTTCAGAGCTTTACTAAATTGTTCAACCAACGGCATCACCTCCAAACCCAAACTGGCCGTCTTCGATCATTTTTTTGAACTTCTTGGGCGTCATCAGCTCAACCTCTTTGGTGCGGTCATTCGCTATCCCGTAATCTTCAAAGTGATACATGCCCTGAAATAGCGCGTCAATTAAGGCATCAACGACATCGATTTTCAATGTTGCTTTGGCCTTATCGACTTGAATACCGACCTTATCTTCATAGATTTGAGCATTAAGCAATGCTTTTTCCATGATTTTGTCGTCTAATCTAGTGATCGATTTCTCAATAAACATCGTTTGCAAAAACTTAGTCGGGTCTTTCAGCTCGCCAGTTCGTTGCTTGACCGGCAAAAGATTCCAGCCAGAATTAAGTTCTAACTGTTTAACCATGCGTGTAGCACCCATTGCATCGTATCCAAAGCACATGACGTTCAACCGGTGCTTCTCAACAAAATCAATCAGCCATGTATACACCTGATCATCATTGATAATCCCTTGTGGATGGCTAGTGATTGTGCAATAGCCTTCTTTCGCCAGCTCTCGGTAGGCAATACCGTCTTGCTTTTCCTTGGCTTCAATTGATCCAGCTTTTTGCCAAGGAATAAACGAATGTTGAGCAATGTACCAGTGTTTTCCATCGCTATCCTCATAAGGAAAAACAAAAGCAAGCGCAGTGTTATCGCTGAACATCGAATAGTCAAATCCGATATAAACATCACGACCATCAATGTTAAATTCTGGAACAATAGCCCGCTCAATATCTGCCAAATTGAGAAAGCTGTTTTGTGCTACCTGCAAATAAACGTTCATGCTTTTGTTTTGGAACTCAGCAAGCTTTCCCTGAGCAGACATGCTATCACGCAATACAAGCAAATCATGGGTTCGCTTGTCCTTTTGCTCGAGTAATCCAATCAGTGGGTTTGACTTTACCCATGTTTCCGGCTTATAAACCTCATCTTCACTGTCCTGATCCCAAACTAGGCAAAGCTCATTATCGCCAATGCGTGTGCTGTCTTTCTCCATTTCTTCCACAGTTCGGTGCACATCGTTATAAAACTCCGTACCTAAGAATTCATACGCGGTGGAAATCTTGATGAACTGATGATTCTTGACGTTAGACTGTCCAGTCACGATTCGAGAGGTATATTTGCCGGCCTTATCGTCCCCAGCTTCATCATAAATAGCATTGGTAAAGTGATAAGAATCGAATTTACCGGATTCATTAGAAATCTTGACCAACCGATTGTGAACTTTTTTGGCAATTATCTGAGCTGATTGCACTTCGATTTCCGTGGCATCGGCCAGTTTTTTAAAGAGCACTGAATTGTCGATGAGATAGCTAACCATGCCAGATACATAGCTGTACAGCTTAGTAGTTTGCTGAGCGTTGTTCGCTGTAACCAAGAAGTCTTGCTCATGTAGGCCATAGCTCTCAATCAAGAATGCATAAGCCGATAGGATTGCTGCAAAATATGTCTTACCCTGGGCACGTGCCACACTCACATATGCCTGTACAAAACGTTTGTTGCCAAACTGGTCTCGCCAGCCAACCAGCTCTGCTAGAATGAACTTTTGCCACGGCATTAGTGGGAGCGGCCGCGCCGTATCAACATCAGGACAAATGGCAGCAAAGTTTAGAATAGCTTTTACCTTGCTGGTGTCATAGATAAACGGAAAATCATCAAGGCTTGTGTCGGCTCGCTTTAAATCCTGAAGATGACGAAAGCAAGCTAGTTTCATTTTGTATCCAGCAGGTTGTTCTCCGCTTAGAACTGACCAAGCATATTTTGTCCCCGGATCTGTATACTTGGTCAACACAGATTGATAGTCTTGGCTTTTGTAGGCACCAATCACGTCCTTAGTTTGGGTCAAATCAATTTCTGCAATCGTCATTACCTCCTTTACTTAAACTGTGCCAATTCTGTAGCCAATTGTGCATCGCTATCTTTATTGTCCGGCTTTATTTCAGCCAAATCTGCCCGACTCTTAGGCGACAACCCTAGCTGAATGCCAATTGAAGTCATTTGCTTAGAAGCGTCATTATATATGGCTGTGGCGGGATTGCGCTTATATCCCATGAAGTCTTTTCCAACAACGTCTCCCGCACTATTTTGAACGCTCCTGTAAATGGCCTGCTGAACACCATCCTTTTTGATTGACTCGTAGGCTTCTCGGTAGATTTCATAAGCACTGCAATAATTTTCAACAAGGTTAGCATCAATACGTTCAATTGCTGATTGTTGTTCTAAAACAGGTAGAAGACGGCGCCACATTGCTTTGGCAATTCGACCTAAATAAGTTGGCGGTGTGGTCGGAAAATTGCCGTTGTGTTGGTCTTTATAAGCTTTTTTGACGATCTCACCCACCTCCTAACTTCGGGCTGACCCCCCCTAGGCAAAATTTTTGAAAATTTGATTTTTTCACAAGACGACAGCTGGTGTGCGCTCCCCGACTAGAGCCAGTATGGGGGGCGTCCAAAAAAATTCGCGTTTGTCATTCTCACTGCTGGCGGTCAATCAGCTCAACTATCCGTTTTACGTCACGCAAACGTGGCGATCCCTTGAGCACGTTGGCTTGGCCGGTGCCATAGTACATTTTCTCCCAAGCTGTCTTGGCTTGGTGGC